ACAGGAGTAGATAAGTAATCAAAAAACTTAGCCTTATCTCTTCTTGGTACTGCTATACCTGCAAATGAGTCTGAATCTTCAATAGTGTCTGAAACATTATCCCAGAAATCATTTAATTCTTCTCTTTGTTTATTAGTCGCTTCTCTTTGTTGAGTTATTAATTGATCTCTTTTTGCATTTTGATGCTTAGCTAAAGCTCCTCTAGCAGCTTCTGCTTTTGCATATAATTTACCTGTATCTTCAAAATCATTTAACATCTCTTCAATAAAGTCATTATCATGACCTTTTAATTCTAAGTAATCTCCTAGTATAGCTTTTTGTGATCTATGATCATCTTGCTCAATTTGAACTTTGTCGTAATCTAAGTTAGGATCATAAGCTTCCATAAAGTTTTGAGATTGTCCTCCAGCTAAAACATAATCTAAATGTTTTTTAACTAGTGGGAATGCTTCAAGAACTTCATCAATTCTTTCATCTGCCATTTCTGATGCAATATCAGTTGTCATGTTTGCTAATCCTTCAGGAGTATCTTCATAAGATCCTTCTTCTAGATCATATCCTAATTTACTTAAAACTTCTGCAACAATTGATTCTGATCCATCTTCTTCATCAACTTCATACTCTTCAGGATCTTCATCACTATCTTCTTCTTCATCATACTCATCTTCATCATACTCTTCTTCCTCTTCATCATCATCGATAGCGAGATCATCAAGAGTTGGTTCTTCAGTTTCTTCTATTTCTGAAGGTGATTCTTCAAGAGGGGCCACCTCTGGTTCAGGCATTACTTCTAGTCCATCGCCTGCAATAACATCATCAAATGTTATGTCGTCTAGCTGTATTTTTTCATTAGGGTCCATATATATATTGTTTAGTTGGGTACAAATTTAGTAATTATATTGATATTTTTTATACTTTTTTATTTTTTGCTTTTTCTATTACTGTATAACACTTAGAGATATTTATTTTTACGCTTTCTAGTAATATATCCTCCTTTTTTAAATGTTCTACCATATCCGTCATAGAATCTTTTCTTTGATTCTGTTAAATCTTTTATTTTATTGTTCTTTCTATAGTTGTCATTGTAGTAATTAAACATACCTAATGTATCAGTAACTTCTGGTATAGATTCTGGAACTTTACCATAAACCATCCTCATTGCATTTATAGCTGCTTTAGGATTATCATTTTGTAATTCTTTTTTAAACTTTGCTTTGTTTGTAGGTAATCCTGCTCTTTTAAGTTTTTCAAAATATCTTAATTGAGTTTTACTATGGTTTACTTCATTACCATCTTCGTCTTTCTTTTTATCAAACAAATCATTTAACATTATTTCATCAATAGATGCTTGAGAATTAGTATAAGTTCTTCCGTAAGCTTCTTTGTCATCCCCCATACTATTTTCCATAAAATTAGTTACTTCTAATAATTTTTTTGTTTTAGGTCTATCAGATTCTTTTTCTAAAGATACTATTTCATCTATTTCTGTTTTTAAATATTCTCTGTTAGTTGGAAATGTGTGTACAGGATTAGAAAACATCATACCACGTGGCTTTTCACGATTTACATTCTTCTTTCCACCTTCTTGATAAAATCCACCTCTTTGGTATCCAAAAAGTTTTTTAGCTCCTCTTTTTAATAACTCATAGCTACTAACTGTTGATACTCCACCTCTATCTGTATCATATTTACCTAATTGAGATATTTCACTTGGAGTTAACCCTAAATCTGTTGCTTGTCCTAAATTTATATTTATAGGTATTGTGGATTTAACTTTGTCTCCTACATTGTGCGCATTATCATATCCACGCCCTTCATATTCATTAGCAGTAGCGTGTTCATATAATTCTGAAAATGTTGTTCCTGTTTTTAACCCTTTTTTATTTTGAGAATAATTAAAATCATAAGTATCTTGAACATATACATTACCGTCTTTATCTATAGTGTAACTTGCATTACCTGTTAATGTATGTAATGCTTCTTTAGTAGCATTTGTCCCAGAAAGTGGATTCCAATCGTTTAGTATTGTGTTACTAATACCTCTTGCTTCTAATAATTTTCTTGCTGCTTCTGAACTAGAAGCATTACTAATTTCTGGATCATTACTGTATCCTCTATAATCTATTTTTGAACCTCTACCTTTATTAAAATTATCTCTCAACATAGATTTATATGTTGCTATTTCATCTGGTCTAAGATCGTTTTCAGTTACATCAAAATATGTTTCATCTTCTCCTACAAGACCATATCCTTGCAATAAAGAATTACCTACATACTGACCATAAGTTTGTACAGCCTGACTTAAACCGCTATTATTAAATTTACTATTTATTCCTCTAATTCTATCTAGCCAACCTACCTCTTTTGAATCAGTTCTAGCTATATATTTATCGTAAGCTTTTGCAGTGTCTTCACCCCAAGCTCCATCAGCTCCATGTTTACCTACATCAAATCCTTCTGAAACTAAAAGATTTTGTAATTTTTTTACATCTTTTACACTATCAGGTCTAGGAGTAAATTCAGTACCACTATTATCATTTACTACTGCCTTTACTTTTTTTCTGTTAGGTCTTTGTTTATTTATTATTTTTTTTACTGGTTTTTCTTCTACAACAGGTTCTGATTTTGTTTCTATTTTTTCTTCAGGTGCCACATATCCAGGAGGAAGCTGTGGTCCAATAAATCCTGCGTCTTGATATTGTTTACGTCTATATCCACCTTTTTTATATTGAGATGGAGTTTCTATAACTGTACCTTCTTCTTCCCCCATATTTAAAGATTTTATTCCTGGGGGAACTTTTTGATAGCTTTTAACTAGATTACCGTCTCTATCATACTTGCGTATATCCAAATCAAAATCCATTCCTTTTGTATTGAAATTGTCTTCAGAATTAGGGAATGCCATAGAAGTATTGCCATCTGAACCTCTTAAACCTTGTTCTTGTTGTTGTTCTGTAGAAGCAGTTTGTCCTTTCTCTACATTAGCTTGATCTATTAATTTAAATATAGGGCCCTTATATCCTTCAGATATAGCACCTTTTATTATTTGCATTTGTTCCTCTGAACTCAGCATTATTTAGAAGAAGGTTTATTATTCTTAGCTTTTGCTACTCTTTCTTTAATTTTATTTTCTTCTCGTTTAATAGTTGCAGTTTGTCTGTTAGTTTCTGCTTTACCTCTACTATCTTCTGCTTTAATTGCAACTTCTCTTTCTTTAATATCTAACTCTCTCATACCTTTAGCTAAATTTAATTTTGCGTTAGTATCATTATCTTGCGCGTGTATCATTGCAACTTTAATTTGAGTTTCTCTATCTTTTTCTTTATTCATATTTTCATCTTCAGCTTCTTTAGCTTTTTGCTCAAGCTCTGCTTGTGCTTGTTGTTGTTGAGCTTGTTGCTGTTGAGCTTCTAATTCTTTTTGTGCTTTTTCAGCTATTTTAATTTGATGTTTAATATGAGTGAAACTATCTGCATCAAACATCTCAGCTACTGTAGATGCTGGTGTTCCATTTTGAATCATTGATTGAGATAATTGTTTTATAGCCTCTAATTTATCTTGTTCTTTACCAGAATCTGATAAAAATATTCCATAATTAGATTCCATATGTGACATACTGTTTAAATCTAAAAAATCTGTTGTACCATCAGGCATAACATACATAGTTTTCTTTCCACCTAACCACGCTTCTTTAGAATAATCTAATAGTCCTTGTAAATCTCTTTGTTCTAATCTATTAAATTTACGGAAAAGATCTTCTGTAATATGTGATGATTGTACAATAGCTTGTTGTGAAGTTGCTTTACCTTCATAACTACCTACTTGCCCTTGTCTTTGTCTATTTACTCCAGATAATTTTTCCCATTCTTGCATTATAGATTCTAATAAAGTAATGTATTGTTCTATTGTTTTAATAGACATATCCATAACAGACTGATGTTGTGGATTTAATTGCATACCTTCTTTATTATAATCAACCCATGCAATACCTGACCCTTCTACATAATACATAAATTTATCCATATCCCATTTTTTAGGGATCATGTTAATATCAAACGAAGCTACAATATCTTTACTTTTTGCTATTGCAAGTTCTAATCTATACTTGTATATATTATAGTTTAATTGGTAGGGTATACCTAATTTTACTAAAGATATATTAGTAGAGTTTAAGTTAGAATATCTTATACCGTTAATTGGTAGTTTACATACAGAAGGATTATCTATAGAATTTCTTTGATTAACAATAGGGTGTATTTTAATATAAACTCTACCATCTATTCTTGTTCCTTCCCATACTTCATTTACCCATTTCCATTCTAATTTAGCTCCTTGCTCTTTCATTTGTAATGGCATTTTAAATCCATCTTCTACTATCTGTTCTTCCATTGCTCCAGATTCAGGATCCATATATGATAAAAATCCAATACGCTTTCTAGATTTCCAATATACTTGAGCTACTTCTATTAATCTGTTTCTATATGCATTTGCATCTTTATTCATATTATTAGTGTATAAAAAATATGAATCAGATTCTGAATGTCTTGGTTCTTCTAATTCAGCTATTTGCTGATCTGATAAATAATCAAAATAAGTATCAATAACACTTGAAGCATGTACATATTTTCTAACTAACGCCCAATCACCATCTTCTACAAAATCTAAATCTGGATCAAGATCATAATCTACATCTATAGGATTTAGTATATCATAAAAAGGTTCATTATTTATAACTCCTCTATGCGTATAAACTTCTCCTGAAATTAAAAAATGTGACCAACCTTTTTGAAATTTATCATGTATTTCTTGACTATGCATTATATAATTTACAGCTTTTTGACCTAGTATTGCTCTGTTGTCTACATAACTAGCTTCAAACATGTCTTCTATTTCTTTGGGTAGTTGTACCTCTTGTTCTTCTCCCTGATAATTTCCAGTTTTAATTAACTCGTTTGTAAATTGCTTTTGAAAATTTTGATAAATTAAATCGCTCTTTGCTTGTTCTTTCATAGAAACAGAGTCAGCATTTTGTACAGTAACGGTGAAATTGAGGGGCCTTTTTGATTTCTCACCTAACAAAAGATCAACGATAGGTTTAATAATGGGATAGTTACGTAATTGAGAAGGAAAGTTACTACGTGACTTACCGTAAGGTTTTAAAACGTAGTTATAATCAGCCTCATCAATTACACCGTTATAGTACTCATATAATGCTTGGAGATCATCTTTTCTACTACTTCCAGAGCTACGCCCAGAATTAGAAAGATCTATGTATGCTTCTACACAGTCTTCTCTCCATTGTTTATTCTTCTTAGAAAGAGGCAGTTTTTGCCTCGGTATTTTATCATATCCCATAGTGGACAAATTTAGTTAAATTTATCATCGCTTTAACATCGAAGATAAATATAGTTCCTTTTTTATAAATATAACACTAGTAATAGTTCTCTTCAAACCATTTATCAGCTGATCTATCTTCTAATATATCTTTAACTTCTGCATTGTATAATTCTCTAGTATGATACATACCAATCATAAATGCCATAACCCTATCAAAATTACCATGATGATTAAACTTAATTAACTCTGTCAACAGTGCAGGATCGTATATTTTATGCAAGTTTAATAATTTTTTACCATTTTCATCTGTTCTTCTTACAGTATTTAACCAATCTCGTATATATATCTCACCTTGACGCTTTCTTGCTTCTGTCATGTGCATACCATATTGACGTTTTACTGTTTTACTTCTTAACTCTCTTTTATCTAACATTTCAAACTCTTCTTGAAGTTTATGCAGCTTTCTATATCGTTTTGCAAAAGCTATTACTTCTCCTCGATCATTCTCAAATCCTATCTTACACCCATAATAATCTGCTAGTAAAAATAAGTTTCTATTATAATCATCTTGTGTTTTTGGTCTACCTACGTAAGATGCTACAATAAGATCATCTGGCTGAGATATATTATTAGGTCTTTTTAGTACATATGCAGCCCCTAAAGATGTAGAGTCTGCAGATTGATTTTGTCCATATGGATCATGACAAATTACATACATATTTATAGGTACTTGTTGTTTTTGATTTTTATAAGGAGATTCATAAATAACTACAGCTCCTGTTGTATCATCATCTTTTCTATGAGGGTATTTTAAAACTTGTTTTAAGTTACCATCTATTTTAAATTTAACTTCATTTTTGGAATCATAATATAAGTTACCTACAGTACCTATAGCGTGTAAATTATTAGCTTTTATATTATTATATTGTTCTTGTAGTGATGCTATATCAAATAAATTAGCAGTAACTTGTAATGTAGCTTCTTGTGGAGAAAAAGGATGTTCTGCTATATATTGATCTAATGATTTAGCATCAGCTGCTCCTTTTTTCTTTTCTCTCATTTGCTTTTCATATTCTACAGCATCATAAGCTAAAGAGTTACCTTGATCATCTATAAATCCATCTAAATTCTTTTGTATAGGTATAAAATATCCACACGTACTACCCATAGCTCCTTCATCCCATATATTTGAATAATCCATACAATCATATGCCTCTGGATTATAAAATATTTCTTCCATTGCTTCAAAATCAGAACCTTCTGTACCACCTGTACCAAATGCTACCATTAATCCTAAAGTTTTACTACCTTGTCTCATTGTTGGCATTGTTACTTCCCATGCCTTGAGCAGTCCGGGGAATGAACCAGCTTCCTCAAAGAAAACTAATTCACCCGCCTTTCCCCTCACTTTATCTGGGTTGTCTTTTAACGAAACACCCATTATTTGGGATTTCATTCCCATTTCTATTTCTAATCCATTAACTTTTTTCTTATATCCAGACATCTTATGCATTTCTCTATCTTTTAATCTAGGTTGAGCCCATGCAGTATGGTCATCTATA